CACCCCTGCACCAGTTGCTATGCCCCCCATGCAAACTATGCGTCCCCCCATAGCAAATGCTGCACCCAAACAAGATACAAATAAACTAGATACAAATAAACTAGATAAAAATAATAAAAAAGAATATTCTGAAGCCTTTAACTCCTTTTGGTTTAAATACACCAAAATGACTTTTAATAAATCAGTAAGTCAATCTAAAAAGTTAGCTTTCGTCGAATGGAAAAAAGTTTCTAGTTCTGTAAGAGAAAAATTAATTGATTGCCTAGATGCTGATATAAAACTGCGAATGAAAAAAGATAGAAATGGAGATTGGGCTCCAATGTTTCCAGATTGTTTTAGATGGATTAAAAACGGCCAATATGAACAATTTTTAGAGCTGGCATCTTCTAAAAAAGACGCTATTGTAAACAAACAGCCGACTAAAGATAAGTCGAGCGATTTACCTTTTTAACCCCTAATTATGTTTTATAGAAGAACTTCTTTAGATAGAGATACAACTTTTTACGTTCCCAAAGTAGAATGTTTTGCTTGCAATGATTCCGGTATCGTTTCTAATTGCGACGGAGCTATTAATCAAATAATTCCAGATTATGATAGAAGCCCTGAAGGGAAAATAAGAGGAGGGCAAGATTTAGCTATTATCTGTCATTGCAAAGCCGCTTGGGGTAATGAAGAACGAAGCGGATATAGAGATGCTAATGGAAACATAAGAACTGTACAAAACCAATATGGGGATATGCAACGATTAGGTTTTGAGTTAGAAAAAGATAAAATTCGCCAGATTCATGTAGATAGAAAAAAACAATGGGAAAAAACTTCTAAAGAAATGAATGATTTGCGTTTAAGAAGAGCCAAAGGAGAAAAGATAGAAAGTCCTTACTATATACAAGTTGTAAAGGAAGAATTAACCAAAATGGGCGATATGTTTTCTTTCCCTACAGAAAAAGCTATAGTCCAAACAATGACAGAACCAAATGACCAAAACTAACGAACAAGCTGGCGAGTTTTTCTTTGATGAAAAAACTGCAAGTCTACATCAAAAAACCAGAACAGGTTTTGACTCCTACAGGTGGAGAAATTTAGACCAAGAATTAGAAGAAAATCTAAAAGAACATTTTAAAAATGACCAAAATTAATGATTTAAAAAGCGACCATAAGAACGCTAGAAAAAGAACTGATCGCTCCGCTTCTTTAATTCAAAAATCTCTAGAAAAATTTGGAGCTGCACGTTCTATTGTTATAGATGAAGAGAATAGAATACTAGCTGGAAATGGAACTATAGAAGGAGCAAAAAAAGCTGGATTAAAGAATGTAAGAGTTATCGAAACTGATGGTCGGGAAATAATAGCCGTTAAAAGAACAGGACTATCAGAAGATGAAAAAGTTGGTTTGGCTTTAGCCGATAATCGTTCTAGTGATCTTTCCGAATGGGATAATGAAATGCTTCAAATGTTATCTGAAGAACATGATATTTCAGATTGGTTTGATAATAAAGCTTTAAACGAATTAAGCGAAACTCCTGAAAAGACAGAAAACAGCGGAATTTTAAAAGATAGATTCGGAATTGCTCCTTTTAGTGTCCTAAATGCTAGAGAAGGTTGGTGGCAAAATAGAAAAAAAATGTGGTTAGATTTAGGAATAAAGTCTGAAATCGGTAGGGATGAAGATCTTACATATAACATAAGCAAAGGAGATGTCGGAAAACGAATTATGAGAGCAGGAGGTTCAACTTCTGTTTTCGATCCAGTAATAACTGAACTTATCTATCGTTGGTTTAGTAATTCGGACTCCGTAATATTAGACCCTTTCGCAGGGGGTAGTGTTAGAGGGATAGTCGCTGCTATTTTAGGCAGAAAATATATTGGAGTTGATCTAAGAAAAGAGCAAATAGAAGCTAATATTGAGCAAGCAAAAGAGCTTTTAGACTTTAAGGAAGATTATTTCGCTAATACTTTTAAAAATTATGATGATTTAACCCCTGTTCAAAAAATAGGAGACTTTTTCGTAAAAAGAGATGACCTCTTCGCAGTAAATGGAGTTAATGGAGGAAAAGTCAGGACTTGTTATTATCTTGCTCAGAATGCAAAAGGTTTAGTTACAGCCGGAAGTAGGGAAAGTCCACAAGTTAATATAGTTGCTCATATTGCTAAAGAACTTAACATCCCTTGTAGAGTACATACTCCCGAAGGTAAATTAAGTCCCGAAGTAGAAGCTGCTAAAAATATTGGTGCCGAAGTTATACAGCATAAAGCCGGATACAACAGCGTAATAATAAAAAGAGCTAAAGATGATGCGAAAGAACAAGGCTTTACTGAAATTCCTTTTGGAATGGAATGTGTTGAAGCTGTAGAAGCCACTAAAAGTCAAGTTAAAAATATTCCTCCTAACACTAAAAGAATTGTTATTCCGGTTGGTTCGGGAATGTCTTTATCCGGTTTATTACATGGTCTAATAGAAAATAATTTAGATATTCCAGTTCTAGGAGTAAGAGTAGGAGCTGACCCTACCGATAGACTTAATAAATATGCTCCCAAAAGTTGGAAAAAAATGGTTACGTTGGTTTCTAGTGAGTTAGATTATCATCAGCATGAAGAAGCAAACGATTTTAATGGTCTTATTTTAGATCCTGTATATGAAGCAAAGTGTATTAAATTTCTAGAAAAAGGAGACCTTCTTTGGGTTGTAGGAATTAGACAAACCTCTTTACCTTTAAAAACAAACCAACCTGTATGGATAAATGGAAACAGCCAAAATATTGATAATTTAGTAAAAGAAAAAGCCGACTTAATTTTTTCATGTCCGCCATATGTCGATTTAGAAGTTTATAGCAAAGATCCAAATGACCTTTCTAATATGGATTTCGGAAAATTTAAAGATAATTATGCCGAAATTATAAAAAAAAGTTGCGATCTTCTTAATGAAAATAGTTTCGCTTGTTTCGTTGTAGGAGAAGTAAGAAAAAAAGATGGAACCTATTACAATTTTGTTGGCGAGACTATAAATGCCTTTGTGAAAGCCGGACTAAGTTTTTATAATGAAGCCATACTTATTACTATGGTTGGAAGCTTACCTCTCCGTTGCGGCAATGGTTTTACTAAGTCTCGAAAACTCGGCAAAACTCATCAAAACGTTTTAATTTTTGTAAAAGGAGATCCAGTTTTAGCTACTCAAAAATGTGGAATTTGTGAATTTGCAGACCCCTCAGCTTTTGTAGATGAGAACGAAATAATTTAACATCTTAAAATAATAAGCTAATCTATTAATAAATTTTAATTTTATTTTGGCAGCAGATAAAACCACGCAAGCAGAAGTAGAACTTAGAGTAGCAAGGTTTGGAAGGATTATTGCTAACGGAGGAAAACGTTCAGATTGCGTACGATATGCGGCGGAAAACTGGGGGGTATCAGAAAGAACAGTAGACCGATATCTAATGAAAGCTAGAGAACAAATTAAATCTGATTGGGATATAGAAAGACCCCAAATGATTGCAGACTTATTAAGTCAATGCAGCTCTTTACAAATGGAAGCTAGAAGAAGTGGGCAACTTAACATTGCTCTTGGTGCAATTAATACTGCAGCAAAATTAGCTGATCTTTGCTCATGAGTATTCTCGAAACAGTTAAAAAAGGTCACGTTTTATTTGGCGATGGTTTGTTCGATATACCTTCTGCAAAGACAGTCCAAAACAAAGTCACTAGCGAGTTGCTGCCGCATCAACAAAAGTTTTGTGAAGATACTAGCCATAGAAAACTAGGTCTAGTATGCGGATTTGGAGCAGGAAAAACTTATGCTCTAGTTAGTAAAAGTATTATCTTGGCTTCGATGAATGTTGGTTGTATTAGTGCGATCTTTGAGCCAACGGCTCCAATGCTTCGGGACATTTTAATGAGAACCATGAATGAGCTTTTGGAAGAGTGGGAAATCCCTTTTACTTTTAGAGCTAGTCCTCTTCCCGAATACCAACTTCAATTTAAAGAAGGAGTTCATACTATTTTGTTAAGAACTATACTGACTTATCAAAGATTGCGTGGGCAAAACTTATGTGCCGTTGGATTTGATGAAGCCGATACTGTTAACAAACGAGATGCAGAGCAAGCAATGAATATGGCTCTTGCTAGACTTAGGTCAGGTAATGTTCAGCAATTTTATGCTACTACTACTCCGGAAGGACATTCATGGGCGTTTGAAACTTTTGAAAAGAACGCAAAAGAAGATACTCGGTTAATAAGAGCAAGGACTGCTGATAATCCTTACCTTCCAGAAGGATTTATTGATTCATTACTTGAAAACTACCCTCCCCAATTAATTCAAGCCTATCTAAATGGTAATTTCTGCAATTTAACCACTGGACAGGTTTACGATAAATTTAATAGAGAAATTCATATTCTAGAAAATGACCCTAAGGTTGATGATGACGAGCCGTTAAGAGTTGGAATCGACTTTAACATTGACAATATGAATGCAGTAATCGGGGTGGCAGTAGAAAATAAATTAATTGTTATAGATGAAATCGCTAAGAGCCACGATACCGACAGTATTGCCAAAGAAATTAAAGGGAGATATCCTTTTAACAAGATATATATCTATCCTGACGCTTCAGGCGGAAACCGAAGCACAAATGCTACTAAAACCGACATCCAAATATTAGAGACTTATGGTTTTATTAATCAAAGTGCTTCCTCTAATCCCCCAATAAGAGATAGAGTAAACTCAGTACAAGGAATGCTCCTAAACGGAAAGAATGAAACTAGGTTAATGATTTCAAAGAAAGCAGTAAAATTAATTGAATGTTTAGAGCTGCAAAGCTATAACGAAAGAGGAGAACCAGATAAAGATGCAGGGTATGACCATATGAATGATGCTCTAGGTTACATAACTTGGAGATTGTTTAATCCCTTACACATGAGAACTGGACGTTCAACTGGTATTAGAATCTACTAAAAAATGGTTAAACTATTATCATAGATTGAGGTACTTATTGTGTATAGCGGATTAAGACACTACAGCAGAGAAAAATCAGAAGCAACAGCAGGAGTTAATGACCCTTGTAATGCTTGGTTATCAATGGAACCTCATTGGATTCTTATAGAGAACCTTAATGGCGGCACTTATGAAATGCGTTCTAAACATAGACGCTATCTTCCCCAAGAACCGAGAGAGATAGATGAATCATATGACAATAGATTGGCTAGATCAGTTTGCCCACCTTATTATCAACGTCTTGAAAAAATGTTGGCAGGAATGTTAACAAGAAAGCCAGTTAGATTAAACGATATAAGCGATACTATTAGAGAACAGTTATTTGATGTTGATTTACAAGGGAATGACCTAAACGTTTGGACATATGAAACAGCAAGAAAAATGATCCGTTATGGACACGTTGGAATTTTAGTAGACGCTCCTGCCGAAGCTAATGGTCGTCCTTATTGGGTTACATATACTCCTAGAGAAATTCTTGGTTGGAGAACAGAATTAATAGATGGAGTTCAAAAGTTTACGCAATTAAGACTATTAGAAAAAGTAATAGAACCAGAAGGAGAGTATGGAGAAGTTCAGGTTGAACAGGTTCGAGTTTTAACACCCGGAGCTTTTGAAATTCACAGAAAGAATGAAGATGGAGATTATGTTATTTATGACGAGGGTTTAACTACTCTAAATGAAATTCCTTTTTCTGTTGGATATGCAAACAGAGTGAATTTAATGGAATCACGTCCACCTATGGAGGATATTGCAGAATTAAATCTTAAATATTATCAAACTCAATCAGATTTATATAATCAACTTCATATATCGGCAGTCCCAATGTTGGCCTTTTATGGGTTTCCTCAAAGTGCGGAAGAGGTTAGTGCAGGACCCGGAGAAGCTATTGCCTTTCCTAGTGACGGCAGGGCTGAATACATAGAAAGCAAAGGAACAAGCTATGATGCCCAATTCAAAGCATTAGAAAAAATTGAGCAACAAATTAATGAACTTGGATTGGCAGCAGTTTTAGGACAAAAGCTATCCGCAGAAACAGCAGAAGCAAAAAAAATAGATAGGTCTCAGGGAGACTCAACCATGCAAGTTGTGGCACAACAAACTCAAGATATGATTGATAACTGTCTTATTTTCCATGCAAAATATTTAGCTGACAACAATTCTGGCAGTTGCTTCGTAAATCGTGATTTTCTTGCTTCTCGTCTTGACCCTCAAGAAATTGGAAGTTTGCGTGAATTATTCCAGACTGGAGTTATTACCCAAGAGACATTATTAAAACAACTTCATGAAGGAGAAGTTTTAGGAGATGAATTTGATGTAGACGAAGAACTGGAAGCAACACAACAAGCAAACCTTATTGAAATGCAGCAACCTGAAGAAGAAGTAGAACCGACTAAAGAAGAACAAACTGCCGAGCCAGAAGATGTTGATGAGCTTCAATAATGACGGATACTCCCGAAGCGTATTACAGAAACGCTCTTGACCTGAATCGCTTTGGCAATAAGGTACAAAACGAACTAAGGAAATCTTATAACAGAATTATTGTTGATGCGGTTGAAAAACTTGCCCGAATTAATGAAATGCCTTTAGAAACAAGGCCGAAATATAAGGCGGCTCGTCTTAGGGCTTTATTAAAACAAACGACGGAAAGCCTAGCCAAGTGGTCTGGGAAAAGCGAAAAAGTTGTAATAAAAGAATTGCAAGGACTAGCAAAAGTCCAAGTAGACTTTGCTGTTAAGCAATTAGAGGCGGCTTTACCAGCAGGGATGAAAAGTGCAGTTAACTCTGTAGAAGTTTCATCATCTTATGCCGAATCAGTAGTTAAAAAGAAAGCAACTGATTTAAACGCCTCCTTATTGTCCGATAGTTTAGAAGCAAAAGTAAAAGGAGTTCCGGAAAAATTTGTTTTAACGGCAAAAAAAGGCTCTCAAATCACTCTCCCTAATGGAGAAATATTAACGAAAGCTTTTAGAGGATTAGCGTCTAAACAAGCAGACCTTTTTGGAAGGAATATTCGTGATGGGTTGTTATCAGGAGAAAC